GATATAGTTAAATCGCCAAAGTCCTGCGCATTTTCGCCACTGCTTGCCATATTAAAATAAGCAATTTGGTTCTGGATTGACGTTGTATAACCGCCCCCATAGAGCGCCCTAGTGCTTTGTATGGGACTAACACTTCCACTCGCATCACTAGGCGCAGAATAACCAAACGTATTGATCGCCCAGACGTTAAACGTGTAGCTTGTGCCGTTAGTTAAACCAGTAACAGTGACAGGTGAGCTTGATCCTGATGCACCATGCGCCTTAGTACCGTCTTGCACTCTGTAACCAGTTATAGCTGAACCACCAACATCAGTTGGTGCAGTAAATGCAACGCTTACTTCTGTATCACCTGACGTACCAGTTACCCCTGTAGGGCTATCTGGTGCATTTAGCCCATCTTGGCCTATAAAGCCGCCTCTACCTTTCGCCATGTGACGAACTCCTAGTCAGATATTTCCTCATAGCTAACGATCACTTCTAAATCGCTTGCTGTTCCAGCAGTTGCTGAAATGCTTTTATCTTCTTCTAAGTAAAGCGCAGTGTTTTTATCAACCACCACTAAAGAAGCATCAGCAGGGACTGAGACAGTAGACACAAGAGAAAATGCTGTGCCGCCACCTGACGCCGCGCTGTGGAAGTCTACTGTGACGTCACAAGCGTTAGTGCCATCTACGTTGGCAACTTGGATCATGTTAATTTTAAATACTTTGTCACTAGAAGCAGCATTGCTTACGAGTGTAGTCTGTGATGTTGAACTAAGCGCAACCGTAGCGGTCTTTGCTGTAATTGTTGCAACATTTACTATATTTGGTGCAGCCATATCTTAGCCTCCTTTACCCAAAAACAATAGCCATAGCTATGGCCTTACCAGTTGATGCAGCACTATTCAGCTGCGTTTGAATGTTAGACGTAACTCCGTCAACAAAATTAAGTTCTGCGGTTGTAGCAGTTACGCCATCAAGTATATTCAACTCTGCTGTTGTAACTGTTGCGCCATCTAAAATTTCAAACTCAGTATTTGTTACACCCCCTAAAAGCGTGTCCAAATTCGTCCAATTTGTATTTAAAAAACCACCCCAGGCATCTTCATCACCGCCAACGGTAGGTAAATTCCATGAATAATTAGTTGTTGATGCTGGCATTTATGCGGCCCTTTCTAAATAATCTGCTTCTGTCCAAGTCGTACTTGGGTTTGATACATCAGTCCACGTTGTACTTGGATTTGGCGCATCTAACCATTTATACCTTGATTTAATCGTTACTGTTGCAGCTACATTTAAACTAGCAGCCATTAATCTGACGCGATTATACTCTATATTTACGCTAGATGATAGTGCAATATTTGCCTGACCCACAACATCTATAACACCGTTAGCTGTCATAGTAGATGTTAAGGTGATATTTGACGCTGCATCTGCAATGCGAATACCAGCACTTGTGACGTTACAAGCAAGGTTAATTGCAGCAGCGCCCTCTTCTACACTGTGGTTAATACCATAAATATATGAGCCATATGTGTTTTTGCCGTAACCTGGTCTAAAACCTGGTACTTCTGGATATTCTACCGCAACCGTTACAACAACACCCTGACAGACAATATTAGCAGCAGCCGTTCTTACCTTAATTGCTGATGATGTTGTGGCAGATGTACAAGTTGTGGCAGAAGCACCACCAATAATTCTATCAGAGTTTGCAGTTACACTTGACGTACAGGCTACAGTAGAAGCGCCTGACTTAACCTGTTGCAAAGAAGCTGTGACAGAACACGCTGTTGTTACCGTAGATGCGCCTTCAAATACTTTAACCGCTATTGCTGTAACAGAGCAACTTGGTGTAATACTCGCTGCTGCGTCAATTACAGAGCCAGATAAACCGTAAGTATCCTGACCATATAAAGCATCACCGTAATTAGCGCGGTAAACAGTCATTAGGCTAACGTAATATCTAAGTCACCTGTTGGTATGCGGAAAACATCACCGTCATTTATTGCTTTTGCAACTGTTAAAGCACTGTGAACAACCATTGTACCACCACTAGAAGCAGTCATTACCGCCATGTGTGTTATCGTTCCCCAATTGCCACCTGATGCTGCTGGAAACTCTACGGCTGCTGAGTTAGTTGCTAAATCATTGGATACGCTAAAAGCTACCGTTGTTCTTGCGTAACCGTTACCTGATATTTCATTTGCTGTAGAACCGCTATCTGTTGGATCAGCAGTAAATAAACCAACATACCAAGCTGTAGGGCGTGTTACACTGGTGGCAGTAAAAACATAATTTAAAACATGGGTTTCAAAAGTATTTGTAAAAGACATATGGCTTTCCCTTAAATCAATCTTTGTGCATTATACACCATTTTTATATTAATAACTAGATATGATAATTCTACGACCAGAACCACCAAATCTTGTGTCATCTGAGGCTTTTTGCAAAGAAGCTAGTCCATTTTGATATAAACTAGCCCATGTTTGCATTCTTGCGTCATCCAGTAAATAAGGCGCTGACTGCATCAACGAACCATACAAATATAAATCTGGGTCAGACTGCAACAACCAGTTGAAAGTGGTAGTGTCACTTAGTTTAGGTATTTCGGCATAATAAGCAAGCTGCATAGGATATTCACCAGCAGGGCTTGGGAATACTTCTATACTGTCACCTATTTGGGCGTAAAATTGTGGTACGCCTGTTGTATCTCTATTTAACTCTCGTTTTTGCAACATATCTTCAGCACCAATTAAATCTAATCGTACTGTAGCAGCGTCTGTTAAATTAAAACGAAATGTCTCTAACCAATCTGCTGGAACTTGTACATAACGGCTATCAAGCGTGGCATCTACACGTTCAATCATTTTGTAATGTCTTAATTTACGGTTTATATCTGTTTCTGCTAATGAAATAAAATCAGGAATAACAGCCGTTAGATCATCACGGTTAAGCCAATTACCAAGCGCGGTTTTTAATTCACTATATGTTGTAATAGCCATTTAGCACTTCCATCTTTTGCGCGACCAATAATTAGCCGAAAATTTATCATTTGCACCTTTTATACCGCCTGATCTTGCACAGTAACTTGATTTATTAGCAGATACATTTGATTTAACCGACATATTAGGATCACCATATTGCACTACTTTTATTTCTTCGCCTTTTTTGGCAAGAACTTCCATCTCTTTATTTTTAGAACTTGATTTCTGTGGCTTGTTAAATCCTCTAAAAGATTTGCCACGGTATATTAATTTCCCATTTACTCTTTTTGCTGATGAGGCTTTTGCCATTTTACTAATTCACATACCAAGCGATATTGCTAATTCGTTATATTTATCTTGTATTAATCTTCTACGATCTTCTGAGGGAAGTGTAAAAAAACCTTCGCCCATCCTATCAGCCACTAAATTTGCAGCAAGCTCTTCTATAGCATTTTGCTGAGGAGTTACCATAGAAGTATTCATAGGAGACGATACATCGGCTTGAGGAAATGCAGAAGGCGCTGTCATGTCAAAACCACCGCCCACCTCGTAAGGATTGGTAAACGGCACTGTAACGCCTTCCATTGGCTGCATAGACATATCAGGATAATCTTGCATTGGATTTGGTTCTACCTGTCTACCAGGAACAAATCCTCTACGGTTTTGCAATCTCTCAATTCCGTCACTATTTGTTACTTCACTAATCACATCAGTTATTGCGTCAGTAGTATCGTTTTTACGATCTCGTAACCTATCTTCGTATCCACGAGGTCTAGCAAGAGCGTTCGCTAGTATGCTTAATAAGCCACCACCCTCAAACCGATCACCGCTACGACCTGCACCACCGCCATCAATCATATCCATTAAACTAATAAATTGTGGCTCATCGTCATAATAAGCCATTACTTTTTCTTACCGCCTTTTTTCTTGCCGCCTTTTTTCATACCGCCTTTATGTCCATAACCTGGCATTATTTCTTTCCCTTCTTTTTTGGTTTCTTAGCTGTTTTTGCAGCCTGTTTAAAAGCTTTATCAGTAGGCGCACCCTTAGCACCTTTCTTACGCATTTTCTCGCCACTACCAGCTTTAATACGAGCCCTTTTATCTGCTATGTTGGAATAAAGTCCACGCTTTGCCATTATCCACCCCAGAATGTAGCAGTTACAATTCTAACGCCTGTTGCAATAACACTAATGTTATCTGCTGGTGTAACGATTATATTAGTTCCATTTTGATCACCAACACGAGATGCAGAACCATCACTTATATCTGCTCCTGGTT